GAGTCAGCCACAGGAAGCTGCTGCAACAACTTCAACCGTCACAAGTATTCAGCAAAAGCGAGCAAAGCAGTTAGAAGATGCGGCTGGTGTCCGATCTAAGCCAGGGCCAGGGGCCACTGGAGTGATTCCACCGGATGACTTCGACGCTGCGTTTGAAATGTTTGCTGCTGATAATCGCTAGTAAATATATAGGAGGCCCATCATGGCCAACACAGAATATGGTGATATTTCACCACGTACAGCGGCCTTTGCCGCTAAAGAAATGCTTAAACGAGGTCTTCCGTACTTAGTATTAGAGAAGTTCGGTCAAGCAAAACCATTGGCTAACAAGTCTTCAAAAGTACAGAAGTTCCGCCGCTATAACAGCTTGGCATTAGCCACTACCGCATTGACTGAAGGCGTAACGCCAACAGCTAAGCAGTTGTCTGCAACCGACGTAACAGCTACTTTGAGCCAGTACGGCGACTTAGTAACCATCACTGACGTTGTTATTGACACCCACGAAGATCCTGTATTGCAGGAAGCCTCTGAAGTGTTAGGTGAGCAAGCTGCTCAAACCATTGAAACTGTACGTTTCAACGTGTTGAAAGCTGGTACTAACGTAGTCTACGCCAACGGCGCAGCGCGTAACGCAGTAAACTCCGAGATGTCCTTGGGCGACCAACGTAAGGCAACCCGCACACTCAAGCGCCAGAATGGCCGTGCCATCACTTCTGTAGTGAAAAGCACCCCATCTTACGGCACTGAAGCTGTAGCACCTTCCTATGTTGGCTTGATCCACCCTGATATGGACGCCGTGATCCGTGGCTTCGCTGGTTTCGTACCAGTTGAGAAGTACGGTTCAATGACGCCGTTTGAAGGCGAGATTGGCAAGGTAGAGGACGTACGTTATGTATGCTCCACCATCTTCGCTTCTTGGGATAACGCCGGTGGTACTGCTGGTGCAATGATCTCAGCTGCTGGTTCGTCTGCTGACGTATACCCAACGCTGATTGTTGCCCGTGACGCTTACGGTATTGTTCCACTGAAAGGTGGCTCAAGCCTAAGCCCAGCCGTAGTTAACCCTAAGCCTTCTGATAGCGATCCTCTGGCCCAACGTGGTCATGTAAGCTGGAAGTCTATGCAGACTGCGGTAATTCTAAACGACGCCTTCATGGTGCGTGTAGAGTCTTGTGTAACCGACTAACCTAACCGTTAGTTTCCCTTAAAGGGCGCCCTAATCGGCGCCCTTTTTTATTGGAGAAAAGAAATGACTGATGTAGATACCGTTGAGGTTATTAAAGAAAAGCCAGCCGCCAAAAAGCGGAGCGCTACTAAACCCAGCCGTGTAAATGTGATCTTCCACAATCAGGAAGGCGACCTTGGTAAAAGTGACATCTTTGTATCTGTAAATGGCTATGCCTACCAGATCAAACGTAACGAGCCAGTGGCCTTACCAACTGAAGTGATGGAAGTGATCGACAACGCGGTCGTCACTCAAACTGAGCGAGTTAATGGGATTGATGAATCCCGTGACTTACAGCGATACACCTATTCATTGGCGGGCTAAGCTGTGAACTATCTGGCACTGTGCGACAAACTGTTAAAAGAAACGGGATTAAGCGATCAAGGCGTGTCCTCTGTTATAGGCCAAAGCGGTCTTAATAAGAAAGCCGTCGATTGGATAAACCGAGCCTGGGTTGAAATACAGAATCTCAATGATTGGGATTTCTTATGGCAGACCAGTACGTTTAACACCGTAAGTAGCCAGCAAGACTACGACCCCGTGTCTAACTTGGCGTTGAATCCAACACTAAACAAATGGGTGTCTAGTTCAGTACGCATCACGGATGATGGAGTGACAGGCTATTTAGTCTACACCCCATGGGCCGACTGGTCGCGTACTACATTTTCTAGCGGGAAGCCTAGTAGCTTCACGATTAGACCGGATAATAAATTGTCGTTCAACACGCTGCCCGATTCGGTGTACGCGATTGATTTCGACTATTACCGGTCACCACAACAACTGGATGCAAACAATGATGAGTTGCTATTGGCGGAACAGTATCACGATGCTGTCCTGTACAAAGCTATTCTCTATGTTGCAGCTGAACAAGATGCGCCTGAATTGTATCAGGACGCGCAATCCCAACTTAATATTAGGCTGTCTGCTATGGGAGCGACTGCACTACCTACCATCACTTTAGCTGAAAGGCCGGTGGCGTAGCGATGGCAATAGCAACTCAATACTGGCCGTTAGGTGGGGGCTTGGATTTAGTAAGCCCAGCTGTGTCTTTACCCCCAGGTGGTGCTATTTTAGCTCAGAACTTTGAGTGCGCCCTGAATGGCGGCTACCGCCGAATGGATGGGTACACAATCTACGATGGACGCACTACGGGCGTCCCGTTGGGCGTTTCTGGAAGTGGTCCGATTAGAGGTGTGTGGGAGTACGGTGGGGATGTTTACGCATTCCGAGATAACACTGCCGGTACAGCGTGTGTGATGCACAAAGCCACAACATCGGGCTGGACAGTAGTCACTACTCCAACTCTTGCAGTCGGCGGTAGCTATGACTTTGTGAACTACAATTTCGGCGGCCACTCAGGCACTCAGAAAATGTACGGCAGCGATGGGGTGAATAAAGCCTTTCAGTTTGATGGTACAACCTTTACCCAAATAACTACAGGTATGAGCAGTGATACTCCGACGTATGTAGGTGTTCACAAGAACCATTTATTTCTCTCCTTCAGCGGGGGGTCCGTTCAACACAGTGGAATAGGTGACCCGTTGACATGGACGCTTGCTACTGGGGCTGGAGAAATAGGTTTAGGTACTGAAGTTACCGGATTACGGTCAATGCAAGGTAACTCTCTCGTGATAACTGGGTCCGACCGTATAAACATTTTGTATGGAACATCATCGGCAGATTGGGATCTGAAGTCGTTTTCCATGACAACAGGTGCCGTAGCTAAAACCCAAGCACACATTGAGACGGGGCTTTACTTTTTTAATGGCGACGATCTGACCAGTTTAGCCGCAACGCAGTCCTTTGGCGATTTTGAAACAGCCAATATTGGCGCTCTGATCAAGCCGTATCTTGAGTCGAGAAAAGGTTTGATCGTAGGCGCTAGCGTCAACAAAGATAAGAATCAGTACAGGTTATTCTTTAGCGATAAGACCGTCCTAGTAGGCACCATCGTCAACGGCGCTGTTGTGGGATATACGAATTGGTTGCTGTCGGATACTCCTAGTTACATTGGCGAAGGTTACTTCGGCTGCACAGACGGCAGCGTGATGCGGGTGGATACTGGCACATCATTTAACGGTGGTGAGATCCAATCCTTTCTTCGTCTAGCATTTACCCCACTAGGTACGCCTCAACGTAAAAAGCGCTATCGCAAGGCTATTTTGGAGGTGGAATCCAGCGGGCAAGTCACACTGAATTACCTGGCGGATTACGATTACGGCACTGGCGGATCGTCATCTTCTGCTCAAGTTAGCATTGCTGGCGGAGCAATCGCCGGTGGTGGTGGCGGTGGTTTTTGGGACGTAGCAACTTGGGACGATTTCGTGTGGTCCAGCGCAGTTGTAGCCTCACCCGAAGCATACCTTAACGGCACGGGTCGGAATATCAGCTTATTAATCGTACACACAAGCGCTACTGAACCTGCTTTTACACTGCAAGGTGTACAACTGAATTATACAATACGAGGTTTTAACCGATGAGCAATTTCTTCACGAAGCCATCTGATTTAATAGCTGGCACTACCGCTCGCGCAGAGGACATCAACAATCGTGTTGATTCAGCCGAGACTGGGTTTGACAACGTAGAAGTTGTTACTAACCGCGCCTTGAAACTACCTGTCGGTACAGCAGGTGACCAGGTCATTGTAGAGTCCGGCCCTAATCGGGCAAACAAGGAGGTAGGATTTGATGCGAACGGTGATTTGGTTCTCATTAGCTCTGCCTTCCAATGGAAAGGCGACTGGGCTACCTCTACGGCGTATATCAAAAACGATATAGTCCGTGATAGTAGCACCAAGAACCTCTATACAATTCAGTCAGATCACACCTCTGGTGTACTAGCAACCGACATTTCCGCTGCTAAATTGTCACTAGCGGTCAATGTGAGTGATGTAGAAACCGCCAAGGCCGCAGCTCAAACTGCACAGGCGGCTGCTGAAACCGCACAAACCGCAGCGGAATTAGCTGAGACAAACGCTGAAACCGCTGAAACAAACGCTGAAACCGCTGAAACAAACGCTGAAACCGCTGAAACTAACGCTGAAACCGCTGAAACCAATGCGGCTGCAAGTGCAACCTCCGCTACATCGTCCGCTGCTACAGCGACGACTAAAGCCAGCACAGCAACAACTCAAGCCTCAACAGCCACTACAAAAGCAAGTGAAGCAAGTACATCTGCGACTAACGCCGCTTC